TTACAGCGATGACCAAACCCGCAGCAGCCGTTGCGATTGTTGAGATAACCAGCCCCAAACCCGTCAGTGCGATTCCCACACCGAGAACCGCAGCCGTAACGATTCCGACAATCTGAACTGTGCGTTTGTTTTCTTGGAGCCAATCCCGAACCCCTTTGATAACTCGCAGAACTTCGCCCGTAAATTCCTTGATCGAGTCGGCACTTGGAAGGATCGCGGAGCCAATCGCGTGAAACGCATAGGTTAACGCGGTGAGGATCGAGTGAAGCGATTTACTCGCCGCCGCCGCCTGCTCGGCTTCCTCCCTCGGCATCGACGCCCCCGCTAGTTTTGCCTCTTCTCGATAGCGACGCAGACCCGCAGCCCCTTCCGAGAATATCCCTGTCAGTTTGTCGCCCGATCCGCCGAGAAGTTCCAACATTAACCGCGTCCGGTCGGCAGGGTTTTGGACCCTCGAAACGCCGTCAGCAATCGCCTCGAATTGGTCTTCGAGTTTCAGCCCTTTGAGACGCTGAGCGTTTAGCCCAATCTCTTCGAGAGCCAGCGAGAACCCGTCACCCTCTTTCGATTTTGAGAGTTTGTCTTGTAGGTCTTTCGTTGCGTCTGCAACGTTATCGATGTTCAGGCCGACCTGTTCAAACGTGTAGGCCAATTCACTGACAGCCTCGGTAGTTGCCCCTGTCCGATCTGCTATTTTTTTGATCTCTGTACCACGATCAACAAACGACGAAACGGCCTTAACGACTGGAAGGGTCGATGCAGCTACACCGATCCCGATTTTCGCCGTGAGTTTACCGAATGCCAAAATCCGTTTACGCATTTTTTCGAGTGCGGGGCCGATTCCTTTGTCTTTTGCGGATAGTTCAACATGAGCCTTTCCGGCCCGAATCGAGCTTGCGGAATTGCTCCCACCGCCACCGCTTCCCGATACTGGCATTATTTTTCCCTCTTGTAGTTCGATTCAAAAAACTTCCCGATGTTCCGCCATGCCCTTTCGCTTTCCGCCTTTGTTGCTCGCACAATTTGCGGTTTTGGTCGGTAGCGAATCGGCAACAATTTCGTCGGGTCTGTCGGTTTATTTACCCATCCTGATCGGTCACCAACGAATGCTGCAAGGCTCGCATCTCGCACCCAGTCCGATCTCTGTTTCCCGTCAGCCATCCACGCCAACTCACGCAACGTAAACGGGTCAGGAACTACGCCGACAATTCCGGCAAGCTCATAGATAATGCGGTCGTGATTTTCTTGTCCAGCTCCGTTGCTGCCATCTCCCCCGCTTTCTGATACATCTCGTGGAACCTCTCCCGCATCTTCGCAGCGAGGCTCCGGTTCGGGAAAAAACTGATAACAGCCTCCAGCAACGCTTGCGTAAATCTGTCCATTGTGTCAGCGTCGAGGCCATCCTCGATAACGCTATGATCGTGGTCATTGTTGCACATCGATACGATTGACACAATTTTCATCGGGTCGCTTGAGAGCCGTATCAAATCCTGAGAGTCCTTCTCAAAGAGACGCAAAACGTCAACCCCCGTAACCGAGCGGATGCGTTTTGTTAGTCCGATTGTTAGATTGATTTGCCACTCTTTGCCAAGGCAGTCCGTGTACATACTCATTTCGCTTCGTCCTTCCAAAATTCGGCAGGTTTCAAAGATAATTCTTTATCAAACGCCGGTTTCATAAAAGGGCGTTGTCGGTATTTCAAGGGTCGCCCATTTTTGCTAATACGCACCCCGCCAGATTCCAACAAACTCGGAGCGATACCACGACGAAACGGTACGGGGCCAATTACAACAGTCTTTTCATCCGCCGAATATTGGAAGAAAATGAGCCGTTTGAGATGCCCCGCGTGGTTGCTCGGAGGTTGCCCCGGCTGACTGATTTGTTTTCGAGACCGGATTGAACTTTTGGCACGTTGACGAACGAAAGCCCCGAATTTACTCAGGGCTTTTTTGGTCGCTTTGTCGAGTGCGGTTGTGACTTTCCCCGTATCGAAAAAGCTCTTTCGTGCGTTTGCAACAATGTCCATTTGATTAACTGAATGCCTCGAAGGTTGGTGCTCCGCCAGCGACTACGACCCGTTTTGGAACCTCGGCTTCAACCAATGGAATACCGGGGGCCAACTCGAAATCTTGGTAGATCACGTTGGCCATCGCTTGATCCTCTTGCCATGAAAAAATCTCAGCGTGAAACCGGTAGCCGGTCACTCCGTTTTCGTCGCTAGGGCCGTTGAGAACCATAATGTCGAGTTGCGTATTGTCATGAAACGCATCGTCAAACTTGATAAAGTCTTCGTGATTGACGTCGGCTCGCATTTTCCCGCTTATTGAGAGATCGGCCATTGTGCCAGCATATTGCCGCACTCGGCCTCCCCCACGAACTGAGGCGTCTGTTTTATCCTTCGTCATTGTGTAGGATAGATCACCGACAATAGTCACCTCGTTCCATGTTGGTGTGGCGTATGTTCCGGTGTTGTAATAGAGCTTACCCTGAAACCCTGATTTTGCCATATTAGACTATCTCCCGAAAAGTGACTTCTATTTCTGACCAGAATATCTTGTGTTCTCGGACCATTTCAGGATCACAAGCAACGGTTACTGCACCAGCTTGCGGCCAGATTTTGTCCAGTATCGGTTCTGCTCGTTGGTCGAGTAAGACGTCGTAGATATTCTCTGCTACCCATTGCTTTCTTTCTCGCAACCAATCCTGTGGTGGTGCACCCATGCCCGTGTAGCGTTCACACACCACGATTCCAATTCGATAATCCATAACGTCTTCAGATCGAGTCGCCATCTCAGGATTTTCGTAACCGAGAGGGATAATGAACACACTCCGAGTTGTCAAAAACATCGGCGAGTTCCGATCATTGGTCTCTATGTCTGGTGATTCAGCCACCTGAATTTGGTAAGAGTGTGTGCCCAGAGCCGCATCTATCGCTGTCTTGCAGGCGTCCGCAATCTCATCCAATCGGAGAGACATTAGCCAACCCTCTTGCAGTGTACCCGTGCGATTCCCCGATTGGAATCAGAATATCGCCATGCTGGATCGCCTGTTCCTGCTGGCACAACGATCTCAAAAACATATAAATGACCATTGATTTGTTCGGTGATTCGATCCCCGACCTGTGGTAAATCGAACTGGTCGGCGATCTGCGAGATCGGGATAAGGTAGTCTCGCTCACCCCACTGCACAAAACCACCGACACCACCCCGTTGAACACCTGCAAAAAGCGTATTCCCTACCCATGCCACGATCAAGGCATGGGTTGCCCCGCGAGAATAAGTCACTGATACACCAGCCCCATCACCGAGGCTTTGCTTGAGCCAGCCACTCGCTTTTTTCATGAGGTTAGTCATTATTGTTCCGCCGTCCGAAGGATTGCTCGATCGATATAAACCGGTCCAGCTGTTGCGGTTCCTGAGGTTTTCTCGACATGGGCCAACAAACCGAGAGGCCCTGTTGCGGCATCTAACCGGAAAACCGTGTTCGGCAACACATTCACCCCATCGACGTACAACTGGACGTCTGCTGGATTTCGAGCATCTATCCACAGCTCACATCGGTTCGCAACGGATGAACCGACTGAAAAATCAACTGTGGTATCGGTAGCGTTCACAGTTGTCGTACCATCTTTGGATTGTGCTCGGATGTCCGTAGAGCCACCATCGATGTGAAAAAAGACGTGTTCGGTGACTGCATCCGCATCGGTTGTGGAGGTCCCATTAGCTAGGCCGAAATTGATGTCCACATCCGAGGTGGATCCATTGGCACCCACTCGCACCACAAACTCTGCGATTGGATTGGAGTTGACCGCAACGCGATCGACGCTTAAAAGATCGACACATTGTGCTTCGCTGGTTCCCGTTAGACGCAGCCCTGGGACTCCACCGTAAATTGGCGGTAACCCAAATCCACCGGCTGCCGCAGTACCTGTTGCCACCGACAAAGCCCCGTCTCGCAATAAATCGATCGTTGGAGATTGTTCTTTGTTCAGGTCGACAACGCATGTAGCATCGCTACTGGTTGCATCGCCGACAATAGTTCCCAGATAAAAATCTCGATCGTTCACCTTACGGAACGTGACGGCATTCGCGGAGTGATCCCAATAGGCCCGACCACCATCAAGCAACGCGATACCTGTTGCCTTGGTCATTGTGTACTTGCCGACGTCGGAAAAGTTTGCTGTATCGCCAGACTCATGAGCATTCAGGCCGACGCAGACAGCTGCTCGACCATTAGCGAGTTGACGCACCTCTCCTGAAGCGACCGCATTCTCCAACGTAATACGATTGTCGGATGCAGGTCGCAACGCAATTGCATCAGCCATTTGTTTACCCCTTATTATTTGGCTTCACTTCTTTCTTACTTTCTTGTTGATCAGGCACTTCTCGTACCCATTTCACACCGAGGAGAGACTCTAGGTTCCCAGCCGGTATTTCGTGATTTTTCACAATGTCACCATGTTTGTACTGCTTGCCTTCCACGGTGACGTCCCTCAAAAATTCGATAGCCATAATGCACCCTTAGGCGGTCGTTTTACGCAGCCCTTTCCAGTCGAGGGCTTTGGCCCCAATATCCATTTTTACATCCCAACCAATGCCGTATTGCCCTCTATCTAAAGTGAAAGAACGCACTTGTGGTGCCTTTCCAGTGCCTCGAAGGTATCCGACCTCAATCGTATGGGCCATGACGGAGGCAAGATACCAAGTCGTTGAGCTACCAGCATTGCTTGTCTCAGTCGCAGGGTCTACCACGCCGTTCTCCAGACGAGCGTCAGAGACGAGCTGCAAGTTTTCATCAGCCAGCGTGTTTGCGGTACCGCGTTCCGTTACACTACCTGCAGTGCCCGCAATCACGATTGCGGTAGAGGCGATCAGTTCCTTCGCGACAAAACGGAGTGCTGGGGGCACAATTAAATGGGTCGCGGTGAGATTGAGATTGGCCCCGTTTTCTTGGATTTTGTTGATGGCTGCGATCGCGGATTTTAGAGTTGCTGCGGAGAGTGCTGAAGACGAGCCGAGATTCCCATCAGTTGTATTAAACAACGCTCTGCCGGTTGCAGTGAGTGTGGGGTTGCTCAAAAGAATTGAATAGACCAAGTCGGGTCGCAGTCGTGCGGCAGCTTGACCTAGTCTGAGCGGTGTGTCAGAGATCGCACCGAGCATGTCGTCGATAATGTCCTGCTCATCGATCTGGAACCGTTTTGCGTACCGAGCGATCTTGTAGGATTCCAGAGCGTCTGCAAAACTCGCGTCATCTGCCGTGCCACCACGAGGTAATTTTGAGAGACCATCTCCTACTTCGACGCGGATTCGCTCCTGAGTTTTGAAATCCGCGACCTCAGCCTCTTTCGTCCAACTCATTGTCGTATCTGGTGCCTCCAAATACGAAGCAAGGAGTATGGCATTCACGTTGGTGGTGAAAATGTTGGCGAGGTTGCTACCGCTGAAGGCGGCTTGGATCATCTCGCTGCGGTTCGTTGGAATTGACTTTCCTTCAAGTCGCAGAGCCTCACGGCAGATATCGACAGCACTCATATCAGAGTATTTGTGTGCTGCTTCCATGATCTGATTGCGGTTTGAATCGTTGATTCCCGCACGAAGCCATTGGGGGAGTTTCAGGGCGATTGCTTGAACTGAATTGGTGAACGCTTTGTTGTCCAGAGCGAGACCCGCACGAACCAACAGAGCACCCTGAAGGGCTTGGAGAGTACAGGATTTGTCGTGAGACTTGACGATGACCGCAGGGCCAGCGTGGCGGCTTGATCGTTTCATAGCGAGCAGCTCCGACTTCACTTTGTCTACGCTCCAATTATTTTCGATAGCGTGCGACAGGAGTTTGACTTTCTTGCCGTTGTTGGCTTTGATTTTCGGGTTTCCATGCTCCTCGCAGAGTCGCGAAATCGCCTTAACGCGAGCTAAAACAGAGGTTGCGTTGAGCTTGCTCTTTTTGCTGCGTGCGTTAGTTGGCATCATCTCTTCTTCGTCGGTCGTTTCACGTTCGACGGTCACTTCCTCTTCAGGTTTGACAGCATCCTCGTCGGTAACTTCTTCTTCCTCCTCTGACTCGCCATATTCATCGTTGTACACTTGTTGGAGGTTTGCTTTTTGAACCTCGCTCAGTGTTGAAACATCCTCAAAACCCATCGAGAGTAACCATTCTTCGAATGTCATTGCAGACCCCTTTATTGATTTGTACCGACTGACAACAGCAGAGGTCAGCCGATCCCCACCCAGAACAACAAAACTAATTTCGCGTAATTGTAAATTTTTGGCGATCAACACCGGGCCTTGATAGGTTCGCCCGTTGACATCAATTGTTTGCCCGGCCTGAACTCGCTCAACTTTCCCTGGGTTCCCGCCAACTGAAACTTGCCACTGGTAGCCAGCGTCCGCACGGTCGAGAACCTTCTTGGAATAGTTTCGGTCAGAGGGGTCGTCGGTAGGCGTGAAAATCCCGCTTGCTACGAGTTTGCCGTTTTGAACTGCGATTGATTCCACTTGCCCAACGATATAGTCTGAATCAGAACGATGATCATACAGTGCCGGAATACGTTGCGATGTCAGATCGATAGACGCCAAGTCAATAACGACCGGATCATCCCACGGCCAAATGCTCATAGGTTCGCCGGTGTATGCTTCGAGCGAAAACCGACGAACGCCCGCACCGTCCGCAGCCTGAATTGTGCAGGGAACCGCAGAGGTTTGGATGCTTTTCGGCTTCACTTTCGATTTTGGTTTTGGTTTCGCCCTCGCTGGCATTACTTGCTCCCTACCGGTTTACGCTTGTTTTTGTTGGGTTTGGTCTTAGATTTTCGCTGCGATCCTTTAACGGAGAGTTGATACTCTCGGAGCCGATCCCGCTCTATTGCCCGTTGCTCGAACGCCTCTTCCCAATCGATCCCACGAGCTGCGTAACTCGCTGCGTAAGTCGTCGTTCCGTTTGATAGACGAATCGCTTCGCTCTGTGCGTCTTTGACAGGATCAAGGCTTGTGAATCCGTCGAAATACCACGACCAAGACCATTCACTTCGGAGGGGTAAGCCATCCTCAATCAGACCGGGAACCAAGCTTGCTTCGTCGATCCATGCCATGAAAATCTTGTCGAGAATCCGGTCGCAGAAATTTGAGCGTCTAACCTCTAGCCCTCGGTGATAGATTCCGTAATCGAGCCGACCGGATGAATAGTTGTAATCGGCGGAGGTGTTGCTACTGACGTTTCGAGGGGCGAGAACCGGCGAGCCGGCTTCGGTGAGAATCTCGTTTTTGAAGGCTCCGTAACTGTTGATCGGTTGCTCTGGTTTGAACTGTGTCGCCTTCCATCCGGCGGGGAGTGTCAACAACGCACCGCGTGCGAGTGCAACTTCGTCCATCGTTTCAATGCTCGGCCCGTCGTTGATGTCGGCAGCCGAATTGGTTTCGAGTACGCCCGCGAGATTTGCAGCCGTTTCGGCAGCGACAACCGTAGCGAGAGTGTACCGTCGAAGGTAAGCAAATAGAGTCAACGAGGATAAAATCTCCGGTACCCCGCGAATCTGTCCAGGACGTCGGCGTTTGTACCAATGTAAGACCTTTGATGAATCAATTTTGTCGTAGTCGTAGGTTGCAGAATACCATACGTTCGAGCCGGGATGAGCCTTGCGAAAATGCCATTCGACCACGTTGCCATATTCATCGAGCCGACCACCCGGAAAATTCAAAGGGTCGTACCAATCTACGAACGGCGTTTCGACTTGATCGCATTCGTATAAGCGAATGTCTAATTGTACGTTATCATGTGGCAATTTTGGGTTCGTGAAAAACAATCCGAACCCTTCGCCATCTCGAATTGCTGCGTTATCGAGCATTCGGAGTTTTTCGCCGAATCCGATAGAGCGTGCCCAACGCGAAAATGCCTGTTCGATTTTGCGAGTAACCTTGCGATCAACTCCCGCTATTTTGAGTTGCGGGCGGGGGGCCGTGCCGATTAAATCGTTGCTCAATTTTTCGACCAAACCACCTAGATATCCGTTGTTGTCGCACTCATACCGACTACGTTCTCGAAGCGTTTGCCGAACTTCTGGGGAATTGGCGGCGTTTGCATTGAGGCCGTCGGCCCACGCCCAGTGGTTTGCGTTTTCGGTTGTTGTTTGTGCGGAATCGTAGGACGCTCGAACCCGTCGAGATGTGGGGGAAGGCCGTAACCATGACGTCAGAGAATTGAACGCTCTTGAGAGCATCGACATTATACGGCCCCCGGTGGTACAGATTTCGCCGTCCGTAATTTGTTCCATCCCGATTTCGCACCGCCCGAGGCGTTCTTGCCTGCAAGGGCTTCTTGCGATTTCTGAAATTGCAACGCTGCGATCTGGTCAGCAATAGGAACCGCTTGAGCGGATTGACCGTCAATCGAAACGGAAGCGGGTTGTGTGGCAGCCTCTGCAATAGTATCTGCTGTTAAATCGGCCACGTTTTCCCCTTGTGTACGGTGTGACGTTCGACCGCTCCCGAAGGCGGTGAAGGTCACGCGTGAACTGATTCGCCGTTCTCACTAGGACCGATTCCGCGTCTCCCGTAGGTCTGATTCGCCGACTCCCGCTAGGTCTGATTCGCCGACTCCCGCTAGGTCTGATTCGCCGACTCCCGCTAGGCCACATTTCGCTTGGCTCCCCAGCTATCACCTGCGTTCGGTGAGCCAACCTACTAGATTCGGCAGCAGCCCCTAGTCTTTGGGAAGACACTGACATTCTTGATAATATTTTTGGATTGTCAATAAACGAAATTAGATATGTTGAAATGTATGTCCGCCGGCAGACAACTATTTTTAATCCGACTGTTTCGGAGTATCGATTGTTTCGATTGTTTTAATTTTGTTATTACATTTGTTGCATCGTCTGTAGCGAACGGCTTTCCCTGCGAAAGGTTTGTAAATACGAACTAACCTAAGTCGATTGTGTCCACATTTGGGACAAATTAACCCTTTCATTATTCCCCCCTCCGCGTTTTTTTTTTGGATGTCAGATAGTTTCACTTTGGCCTTTTGTTGTTGCGGGTTGTCTTTGGTCACGATCCGTAAACCCGACAAAGACGCAGCCACACACACACCAACGAGGCAATCGAACCAGTGATTCTCTGGTCTCCCAGGTTTCGGCTTCCACTCGGTTACGGTGCGGTTCAATTTCGGAGCCGTGACCAAAACCGGATACTCGGCCTGCAAATGCTCGCTCAAAAATTCGTGTTCTCTCGATTGCTCGCCGAATAGCATGAGAGCCGATTTTATACCGAGGGGAGTTGCCAACCTTTCGGCTAAAAAGCTCTTCCAATAGTTCGCATCGAACTGAAGTAGCCTTGCTTTTAGCGCGCCGGTTGAAGCGGTTAAATGCCAGTTCTCCCCCGCTCTATCGCCGGGTCGAACCGTGTAATCGGCAAACGCCGTAGATGTCGCACCCGCCGATCTGCCCTTGCTCGGAATGACAATACTTTTGTGCGGGGTCTCTCTCGACCATCGGTAAATTGCGTCGGTCTCCCATCCGCTATCCACTAACATTCGTTCGATATTCAGAGACCCGCCTCCGTCACGAGGCCACTGCCGAGTTAAGAGGATATTCGACAGATCGGTTAGAGCTTGATAGATTCTCGCAGCGGATGGAAGATCCGGGTAAACGTCTGACAATGAAGGGCGTGGATCACTCGCTACGAATCTCTTCGCGTGTTGTTCTGGATACGTTCCGTAGTCGATAATCGACCCGCCGAAATTCGCATTCCACGCACCGACCGCGTAGTAAAGAATTTCCCCTTGAACGTCCACCATTGACGTTAAGAGCGTTGTGTCAATCGGTGCGGTGCCTCTCGATAACCGTGTTAATCGCTCGATCACCGCCGACCCGTTGATAGGCTCTTGCTCTCCGCCGATTTTCAATTCTCTTGGTTCGTTTTGCCCCTCGGCAAAAAATCCGGCGGGGTTCGTCAGGAACCATTCCAACGCATTTTGGATTGCCGATATTTGGTCAGGTTCGTGTCGCTCGGCCCAACTCGCTTCAGCCCCTTCGTCCATCTCGGCACGGTTCGCCTCATAGAATTCTGTCGCCAGTTTACGCCCCAACCCCTGCCTGTGCGATTCCCCTAAAATCTCTCGATATTGCTCCCAGAGTTTCATGTTCTTCGGCCATTTCCGCAGCACCCCGAACCGCCTGCCGTTCCATTGCGGGTTACGTTTGTTGTCGAGGATTTTGTCAACCATGTCACCCGGAGCAATCACGGTTGATGGCATCAGTGCGGCGATTTTTTTACCCGGCCCTGCGAGTCCTAACACCGTCCGCGATACGATTTTCTCACGCTGGATATTTTGGATAGGGGAGTATGCCGATTCATCTGTCTGTGGGTCATCGAGAATTACAAGATCAGGCCGAATTGTCGCCCCGTCTTGTGTCGCTTTCATCCCTCGGATTGCACCGGTCAAACCCGCGATCCAGATTCGGCAACCGCTCGCACGCGAACCCTCGATAGTCGGGAACGATACTCGCTTTTGCGACCATTCGATTCGTGTTCTTTGCCCGCCGCAGGTCTGTCCACTCGCTCGATTGTGGATACCCTCCAACGATCTGACAGGGTAGCAAACCTCCGGAAAATCCTCTAACAGTAGATCGTTGGTTTCAATTTCGGCCTTGATCGAATCGAGGATATTTTCGGCGTGCGTCTCGGTCGATCCGATAACCGCGATAAATTTACGGTGTCCGTAGATCGCCGACCATAACGCTCCCGCCTCGGTCTGAGTTGTTTTCCCTTCGCCACGAGGCATAGCAAACGCAAATTGTCCGCCGTCAAGACAAACACGCTCAATGATTGCAAGGGTTTCAATGTGATTTTCGCCAAATGGGAGGGAAAAACGTGATGGCAAATAGGTCTTGCAAAATAACTTTAGATCAAACTTACACGCAGCCCGTCGCTCTGGGTTGACCACAGCAGGGATCGGCCCAATATCCCGACCCGCAGCAGACTGTTGGCGTGACCGCTCCGCAGCTCTCTGTTTGTGTTTTTCGTATTGGGTAACCATTGATACATTATATCATATCAACGAGTTTTGGTATGTTAATCTGTGCGTTAATTTTCAGGAATCGATAACGGAGATCCGAGTTCCGAGAAATCGTAGTCACGGTGTTGAGACAAATATCCCCCAAACTCCTGCAACGATTCCCGATCCTCTGGGTGTCGGATCATGTACGCGATCCCTCCCCCGATGGTTTCGTGAACGCTGTCGCAAATTGCAATACTCATTATTTGCCCCCCGAAGCACTGTTACCACAATCCATGTAGTCAAGGAAGACTATCTGAGTAAGAGGCTCAGCCGGTCAGGATGATCACGAAACTTGTGAGGGGGTGAGCATGACGCAAGCCCCTTCGCTTTGTCTCTGGTTGAGATTTTCTCACTCGCGGGTGCGAGCCTGATAAGTGCGGTTGTCGCAACAGGGATTTATTTTGCCGTGATGTCGCATTTCTGGACTAACCGATGGTCGGCGTTTCACGCCGACCGACACGGAGTTTGAAGACAAACCCAACGGACGACAATAGGTAGGTTGACATCTACCCAACTACATTATAGGTGTTAGTCCTAACTTTTTCAAAAGTCAACTGCCCCGCCCCTGAAGAGGGTGGGGCTTGCCATTCCAACTCTAACCAACCTTCAACAGATTGGCAGCGGACGGCAATAGGACGGTTGAGACGCCCCGTGTCTTGATGTTCTTCGCTGCGTTGCAGTCAGCGTTCTCCGCATGACCACACCGAACACAGACGAACTGACTCTGCGACTTCCTGTTGGATTTCTCGCAATGACCACAAGAACTACAAGCACGACTCGTATTTCTTGGATCAACCAACACCACAGGTACGCCACGAAGTTTCGCCTTGTACTCGATAAAGCTACGCAGTTGGTAGAACGCCCAACTCATACGCTCCGCTCGCTGAGACTTCCTCACCGTTGTCCTTTCCCGAACGGCATAGGGGCTTCCGGCTCGCACAGGTGAAATCGCAACCGCAACCGCCAAAAGTGATCGATGGCCTCGCAATCCAAGCAACAAAGAAACTTTGCCTATTTTACCGACTGTTCCCCGAGAGGTGACTTTTCTGATTATCACCGGAAGAACCTAAGTCGGCAATCTAGGCAAGATAGAGAAGATAGAGAAGAGAGAGAGAAGAGAGAGAGAGAGAAGAAGTATTTATTGCATATTATTACAATTTGTTGTTCCCCCCCTCGCTGATACACTTTGGCCTAGAAAACATAGAGAAAAAGAATTATTGCATTTTTTGCATTTATTGCTCCCCCCCCTCGCCCGTATGCACTTTTGGCCTCGCCATCGCGAGCTTGGTGCAATAAATGCAAAAAATGCAATAATTCGTAACCCCCAGTGCCACAAGCACTTACGTCGCGACTTTCAAAATGCAATAAAAGCAACAAAAGCAATAATTCGCTCATGCATTTTCCTTTCTGGTGCAAGGCGTGGGCGCTAGCCGGTAAAACATCCCCGGCCGGCCGCGTTTCCCGTTGGCCAAAACCTGCGCTTCGACAAGCCGTTGTTGCAATAGTGTGTCGCGCACTTCTTCATGATCTCGGTTCGACCATGGGAGCTTGCGATTGATTCGCCAGAACGGCATCCACTCATCTCCGTGCTGTCGTCGCCACTGGCCGAGCAAGTCGAGCAGGCGTTTCCGCTTGCTGTCAAACTCGCTCTCGCAGGCGTGATGGCGGGCCATGTAGAGCATTCGACGGGTCTGATGCTCGACGAACGCCCCTGCCCAGGTCGCCGCTTCGGGCGTGATCATCGGGGTGTCGCGGCACACGCTCACTGCGTACAAGAGCGCCAGGCGTCTGGCCTTCTCGTAGGCCCGTGCCCAGATGGCCATGCCGGCCGGGTCGTTCTGAGCTTCCGCCCGGGCGTACTCGGCATCG